GTCATAGCTAATATGGACCAGAGGGTACTGGTTGCCGTCGGTGTAGAGGAAGTAGGCGCTGACCACCCTCAGCGGCTTGGGCATCACCACTGTGCCTGCAGGGCCGAGGGTGTAGAGCGGAACCCCATTGCCGTTGGACAGCGGGGGAAGCAGCGTCAACGCGTAGTCGAGGATCAACCAGAGCTTGAGGCCTTGGGTCATCCAGAGGTTGATTAGCTTGTTCAACCTCCGAAGGTTCAGGGCTAAGGTTTCTCCGTCTGGGTCGTCTCCCAGACGGATCTTCCCAGCATCCATCAAGGCGTCGCAAACGATGCCGTAGGCGTTCTGGAGCGAAGGCGAGACGACGGCACTCATCGCTTCACCAGGTCAAGCAAGATGAAGAAGCTCATATTGGGCTCCGTGCGCTTGAACGAAGTCAGCGCCATACCGATGGCACCTTCGGGACTTTGTTGGGACTGAATGCGTTCCAGGTCAATAGACCCACGAGACTCCAGCGGCATGACGAGCTCCAGCAAGTTGCCATTGCCCATCAGCCACCAGAGGTTGAAGCCCATTTTCTCCTGAATCATCCAGTGGATGCCGTCGATGCGCAGTCGAGTCGGCCGCCCGTTGAGCTGGTCGAAAAGGAAGATCGGCTCGGCCGTTAGGTCGTTTGCAAGTTGACCAGTGATGGCCACCATGCAGTGCATACCGTCCGAGCCAATCTTGACTTTCACTCTAGCGCTCCTTGGCAGCCATGCCGAAGTCCACGTAGACCGTGGTCGAGGCCGCGCCGATCGAGTAGGCCATGATTGTGGGAGCCAAGGCGACGGTGGTGGGCGTCCACGAGGTCACGATCTGGCCGTTGTAAATGCCTTGGAAGGCGGCGACTCGAGCCTTGGGAGTGGGCGAGGCATTGACGTTGTTGACGCCGGTCCAGGCTTGGGAGGGCAGCCAACCAACCAAAGGGTAGCCCACCAAGGCATAGACGTTGAGCTGCCGATCGATCTCGAAGCCAATGTCGAGCCAGCCAGCATTGGCGTAGTAAGCCGAGAGCACGGCGGCCGGGATGGGAATGGTCCACTGGACAGCCGAAGCCGACACTGCGATCAGGTTGGCCGTGGCAGCACCGCTGAACTGCAAGTACACGCCGTCGGTGATGCCGACGATCGAGGGGGTGGCTTGGTGGTTGATTAGACCAGCGATCATGCCGCCAGCGGCTACGTTGGTTACGTTGACCCGAGCGAGGAAGAAAACCTTCTTGCTCGGATAGACCTGGGCGGTCAGGCCGGTGCCGGAGTAAGTCGGCGGCGGCAGGATAAACCCGGCCTGGTTGGTGGAGATGGTAGTAGCGTTGTTGGCTGCGGTTCCAGTGGTTAGCAGCCAGGCGCCGCCATCGATGCCTGCAGCGTTGGCTACGGCAGCCGAGGTGCCAGTAGCCGTGATCTGGGAAAACATATCAGCAGCGGTGGTCAAGGCATCCAAGTCGTCATAAACGACGTGGTACATGAAGGGATTGGGCGCTCCAAAATTAGCCAAGGGTCCCCAGGGTTGGTCCGTGGAAATCCCGCTGGGGGAACGCTGGGGAACTTGTGAAGGTGCAGTCATGAAAATCTCCTAGCGAAATTAATCGCGCTCGTGCGCGCTGGGAGGAAATGCGTCCGCATAATCCCGTGATTATACGGACGCACGTAAGCAATCACCTGCTCTATGGGCCGTTGCTGCCCAGCACACTCCTTGGGTCGGTGACCCCTGCGGACGCTCGGAAGAACGTTGCCGCCTTGAGGTTCTTGGTGTCGTAGTCATTGTCCTGGTCGAACACCGGGTGAATGCGCCAGAACCACTTGGGGCCGTTCCTGCAGTTGGTTCGGACGAACCAAGCATGCGGGGCGGTGAGGTAGTGGTTCATCTTGATGCCGCCGGGGAAGGCGTTGGTCATCTTGAGCACGTTGGGATCGTTGTTGTTGGTTCCGCTCTGAAGAACCGACTTCAAAATCCTATGCGCATTGAACCACTCCTGGCGAGCAATGTGCAAGCTCATGGGCATGATGGAGACGAGGAGACCTCGGTCCGACGGCAGCCCCATGGCCAGGATGCACATGTCTTCGAGGCTGGCCTCGGTCAAATCCGCTCCGGGGTTCAAGGCATTGGCAAAGGTGCCGCCCGTGGTGTTGGGCTGGATGATGGAGCACAGCGGCTGCCCCGTGGCGAACTGGAAGATGTTCCCAGTAAACCCATCGTTGTACACCCCTGCCGCGAGGTTCTCCACCGTTTGACGAATGCTGAAAGCATTCGCCTCCGCACGGCCGTAAGAGACCTTCTCGTAAAGGTCATCCTGGGTTTCCTCCAGGGTAACCTTGTACCCCAAGGCATAGGCCAAGTGGATGTACCGCTGCACCGGACCCTGGACTTCGTAGTCGTAGGTCAGCGGTGCGCCTTCCGGCTTGACCGGAGCGAGGCCGAAGCCCGTGGCCTGGACCTCTTCCTCATAGGCCTGGGCCGAGTCCCTGACGTCGAAAAGATCGGAGAACTCTTCCGTGTGCTCCGCGTAGGTTTGCCCCCACCAGTCGTAGACACCGGGCCAAAGAGCCTTAGGGTGGGTGCCTGTATTGATTACGCCGCCTGCCATGATAATTCTCCTTTAGAGGCCGACCACAGAGGGGCCGAACATGTGGTTGTTGAGCTTGACCCACCACTTGGCATACAGGCCGAAGTAGTTGTAGCCGACGGTTTGAGGATCGATCTTCTGGGCAAGACCGAGCATGCGGAGGAAGTACGGGGACGCGGCGGTAACAGCGGGGGCATGGCCCGAAGTGATGCCGTTGTCCAGGGTGGTTCCGGAGAGCGCTACCCCGGCGGCGGGAGCGCCGTAGACGAAGTAGGCGTTCTTGGTAACCGCCGTGTAGCCCAAGGCCGTGGCCGCCGTCGTGCCCACGGCGGTTTCCTGAATCTCAAACACCGTCATGGGATCGTCGGCTACCAGGACGAAATAGTTCTTCGTCTTGGTCGCAGGGATGTTGATGATGTTCAGGTTCGTGGGATCGACATATGGGCCGCCGCGCTGGCTCGAGGTCGTCGACGGCGAAGCCCCGACGCCAATCACCACCCCAGCGACCAGAGCATCCGTGCCCGAAACGGTCAAGTGCACCGTGGGTAACCCTGACCACTGGTCGAGGCCGGCCGTCGGGGAGACCAGGTCTCCAGGGTAGTACGCATTCGTGTCTGCGTTGTTGATGAAGTAAATATTCCCCCGACCGTCCCAGTCAGCACCATTCAGGTACTTGACCGGGGTCAGGCCGGTGGGCTTATTTTGGTTAGTTACCTGAGTAGGCATAAGTCCTCCGAAGGGAAAAGATTAATCAAACCTTTTTGCGCGGGCGGCTGAACAGCGGACGCTTCTCGTGCGTCCGTTCCAGATCGACATAGCGCGTAGCTTCAGTCTTCGCATCGACCGGATGGTCTTCAGGATCGAGTATCTTTTCGCCGCGAAAGATTTGGGTCATGATCTGTGAATTGCGATTGTCAATCGCAGCCCGATCTTCAAGCCAATATTCTTCAGCCAACTTCATCAAGAACAATCTCTCGGTCTGGCCATTGGCGCCAAGGCCCGCATTGATGCTGATGCGGGCTCCGAGGTCCGTGGAGCCAGAAACGGACGAGTCCGTGCCTGGGTTACGGTGGTTAACGGGGACTTCGTTGTCGTCAACGAACTGGTAGTAAGCCGCGATGGCCCGAGGAATGTTGGATTCCTTGATCCAGTGGAGATGATACCCAGGGATCTCGGGGACCTCCAAGCAGCGTACAGGGACCGACATGGGAACACGCTTGCGACGGGCGCGCTCAGGCGCAGTGGTGGCCTGGGCAGGCAGTGGCGGGTTGGCTGGATTAGCCTTGCCAGCGTTAGGCAACGTGGTTGAGAGGTTCGTGTCAGTCATGGTTATTCCTCAAAGTATCTCTTGGTGTAGGCAGTCCGCCATTCGTCCTCGGTCTTGTAGGCTCGGCCTTTGCCCACGAGTTTCAGAGCCGCGCGGCCGCATGCCGCCTTGGCGTCGGCGGGAAGGTCGGCAAAGGTCTTGGACCCGCGCCCCTCGCCGCCGGAGGAGTTGTTGGTGGCGTCCACCTTTCCAGGCCCCTCGCGCCGGGAGCGATTAGAGTCGAAGACCTTCCCCATCTCCTCGTCCACATGGTCGAAGAATTGCTGAGTGCCCAAAGCTTTGCCCTGGGCTTTCCACTCATTAGCCAGTCCCATGGCGTAGCCAGTCTTTCGCTGGTCGGAGCCGAACCACTGGTTCTCGGCCATCCAGGCTTTGGCTTCCTGGGTGAGCGGAGCCGGGACGGTGGAGTCGGCTGGCTTGGGAGCGGGCGGCTTGTCGGCCTCTTTCAGAGCGGCGTTGACCTCCGTGAGCTGGTCGGTTAACCGAACCTCAGTCTCCGTATCGCCGGACTTCTTGGCCTCGCCCAGGGCGGTTAGCAGCTCAGCCTTCTGGTCCTTAACCCTGGCTTTGTTGTCTTGACTGCGGAAGTTCTTGAGTTCCTCAATCGACTCGCCGGCCGCCTTGAGCAGGGCTTTCGTCTCCTGCAAGGCGGCCTCTGTGGTTGACAGCCGCTCGTTCAAGCGCTTGTTGTTCGCTTGAAGAATCGGCATGATCTCCTTGCCTTTCTTGACGAAGGTCTCAGCATCCATCCACTCAGCCTGGCCGTGGTATTTCTCCTTGGGGATCCAGCCCATCTGCCGAGCGGCGGTTTCGGTCTCTGAAGCACTCATGCCGCCGCCCCCCTGACCAGGGGCTGTTCAGCCCTCTTGGCCGCTTCGAAGAGTTCCACGTCGATCGTGCAGTAGATGTCCCTGCAGTTGATCAATCTGTAAAACTTCCCATCCGCACCGGTGGCGGCGGAGCCGGAGTACTTGGTCACCAGGACTACGTCTCCTGGCT